AAGGTATTCTGGACAGTTATCCGCAATACGTTCTAGTTCATTATCATTTGGAAAATGTCGTAATGCGGTCCTTGCTTTATCTCTAATAAGACTAGGCACTCTAGGTGTCTTGCCAGGATCGCATAACTCTTCCAACAACTTCTTACCCTGCTTTAGGGCACGGTATCGTTCGTCTGGTAGTGTCATGGAGTTCTCCTTAGGAAGGGGCCTGAGCCCCTATCACCTATTAAGACTTTGGTTGTCTAGCACGTATCATTGCTAGAATGTCTTGTGCTTTGTCACTTGATGTACTAGCGGTTGGTACTTGTACAGGTGCAGTTGTTGTTACAGGCTCATCTTCCCAAGGTGCTGAAGTCTCTGCTACGGGTGCTGTTGCGGGTGCTCTAGTTTCAGTAGTAGCTGTTGTTTGTGCCGCGGTCGCTCCTGCAGGTGCTTCTAATCCATATGGACGATAGTAACTACCCCAACGCTCATTATCAAACGGTTGACCATCTACTGATGCCTCAAACATTTCTTTGATAACTCGCAACTCTGCTTCAGTTGGCTTCTTAGGTAAGAAGTCAGCTAAGTTAAACAAACCATGTGCTTCAATAGCGGCTTGTTCTGCTTCTGTCAATGGGCTTTCTTTACGTGCCCAGTTACTAGTAGAATAATCTGCGTAACCACCTTTACTTGTTTTCTTAACGTTAAAGTCAAGACCACGCATAAAGTCTGTTGGCAATTCTTCCATTTCTGGATCCATCAAACTAGATTTGATGATTGTGAAAATCTGTGGACTGATAACAAATCTACGAATCGGATTTGCAGGAACTTTGTCATCACCAATTGGGTTTTGACGAACAAAACCTTGAAATAGATAACTGCGTTTCTTCCAATACTTGTTTGCCATTTCTTTTAGTGTTTCGTCTTTATACCAAGGACGAACTTCTGCCAAGACAGGGCAAGCATCGCCATACATTTCCATACACGGAACTTGTACAACTGTTTGTTTAATGTTGGGATCACCCTTGACTCCATTGAATGGGAGTTTAATAATCTGACGTTCAACCCAAAAGAATGTGTTGTTCCCATTCGCATCTGGTAAGAAACGAATCGTGGCTGTTGTGCCTTCGTCCATATTCCAGTGTGGATAGATTGAGTTATCAGATTGAGTTCCAGAACCCTTGTTGTTTGATTTGTTTTCTTGTGCCGCGATACGGGCACGAATGTCTGCTAATGATGCCATGATAAATTTCCTTATAAATTGAGATGGTCTCGTTTTTTAATATTCGCCGCTTCCCTATGAAACGACTAACATAAGAGATAGTATAGCAGTACTATCTCTCAATGTCAATAGTATTTATCCCTTATGTGGGTAAACACATTTTTTTCTACGGTTTTTTACCCTTTTATATAGGGTAATCCAATGATGTTGTCCAACATACGTTCATATGTCTTATGTAAACTTTCACGCAATGGTAAATCATCCTGATGTGATATTTCAACTGGTTGACTAAACAATGTTCGTTTAACTAGTTTTAAATAATTATCCATTTTTTCTTTTGTTAGTATAGAATCTTGTTTATTATCAAAAATCTTTTTTAAGAACCAAGCTTCTTCTTGTATGTCATATGATATTTGTCCATCACCATATGTAGGACTTTTATTTGATAATTCAGCCTGATATTTAAATTTGAATAATTTGATTAGAACAGCTAAATGGTCTTTCATCCAATCATTGAACGCAGGATCACCCCAATCTTTATATATTCTAGGAGGTGACGCTTCATATTCAACTATGTTAACTGATTCAGCAAACTTTTTTTGTTTTCCATAAAGATCACCGTCGTATTCATCGCTGTCATCATCTGTCTTATCAACATTTGTACCAGTATACTGATCCAAGAAACTTGGATCAATAGGAGCAATTGGTTGTCCTGATGTACCTTGGTCATTTGCAGCCTGTTGATTAATAGGTACACTTGGTGCATTTGGATCAACTTTATCTTTTGCTGTATTATATAATGTTTTAATAATATTCAATACCTCATTGGCATCTTTTGCGTCTTGTTGTATTTTTGCAGTTGTTGCTTCAATTTCATTATCAAAGTTATCAATTTTTTCTTTATAACCGTCTACTATATCAGCATATTTTCTGAACTCACTAGCATTTTGGTCAAACTTTTCGGCATTTTTATTGAGACTTTTTTGAAACCTAAGTTCTTTGTTTTCCAATTCTTTTTCAGTATCTTGCAATTTTGATAAAAGCATATTTAATTGCTCATCACCTATGGATTGCTTTTGTTGTACTTTTGCTAATAAGTTATGTATTTTTTGTACAGATGAATCATCAGCCGCGGGATTATTAGCCATAGAAATAATCTGTGCTTCTAGTTGTTGGAATTTCTCAGGATCCATACCGGGTTTATTTTTGAGTGCTTCTAATTCTTTTTGAAGTTTTTCTAATTCATCAGCACTAACTTTAGCTTTCTGTTGTCTATCAGCACTACCCGCAGTCAATGTACCACTTAGTTGTTTTAATCTTTCAACTTCACGGTCGGTTTCTTGTGCTTGTGCTTCATAATCTTGTAACTCTTGACCAATAGATTTAATAGCATTCTGTTGAGTGTTGATTAGATTATTTTGTGCCGCATCAGTTTTTTGTTGTTGTGTGGCTTTATCAGCTATGTATAATGATAGTGCCTGTTGGCTATCATAACCAGGGAACCTTAACATGGCTCTCTGCATTAAATCCTGATCTAAGGATAATGCAGGACCTTTTTGTGCTTCTCTAAACAACGATGATATTTTCATATTACTTTTTTAATAAACGCTTAATCGTATCTAGGTCATCTTGACCTTCTGCCATAGTTTCTTCTTTGTTGCTATATTTGGCACGAATGTTTTGCATTGTTTTCTCGCTAGCGTGGTCGCTGCCTGCTTTGCGTAATGCATCCATACCATCTTTACCATATTTCTTGTTACCCAAATATGCCTGCAACCCGCTTTCTTCAATATCATCTTCTTCTAAACGTTCTTCATCGCTTGGATGGCCCATATTAGGCTTACCGTGTTGTGCTGAAGCTGGTATTCCTGAATCTTTTTGTAGTTTCTTTATTAATTCTTCGTCACTACCATGACCTAACTTGTCTAATACTTTACTACCAACTGTTTTAACAGCACTGCCAACTTTCTTAGCAATGTCTCCTAGACCTTCATCAGCAATACCTTTGCCGTCACCTGCACGAACTGGTTCTTTTGGTATAGATGGCATAACTTTAGTAGCTAGTTTAACTCTAGGATTACCAGGTCCATGACTTGCTGGCTCGTGAGCCTTTCTTGGATCATTAATTAAATCGTGTAAATTAGTAACTACTACTCCTCTTTTTGCAGTAGAGTTACTATTGTCAGGAAATCTTTGCTCGTCCAAATCATCTTCTACATCATTGTCCAATTGGTCGGCAAAGTGAGCCAGTGCTGGACTCTTGCCTGCCATATATGCATCTACGGCTGCACCTTCGTCAATTATGTTGTCTGCCCATTCACTTAACTCACCAACTTCTTTCATTTCTGCTACTTTCTTTTGTAGCTTATTCAATATTGGCATTACAGATTCAATGCGTGGATCTAATGTTTCCTGAACAAACAACTCATTCAAGTTTGTTTCTTCTGTTTCATCTTCGTTCAACGTAGGTGTCCAACTTTCAAAGTATGTATTGTAACCACGATGACCGGTCATTCTGCTTAATGTTTCACGTAGACCTTGATAGTGATTGATACCTTCATTAACTAATCGTTGTGCTGATTCATTGAACTGACCATTACGTGTAGCACGAACGAATGCGCCCATCTTTTGATATTCTTCTACTAAACTTGTAACGTGATTCCAACGTTCACCGTGTGGCTTATCACCTTCGGCAATCAATCGACCATATACACGTGCAATGCCGGGCTTAATAGTTGGGGCTAAGAAACGTTCACCTTCACTATTCTCTAGGAATATTTTAGCAATATTACGATAGCGTTGCTCGCCTTCTTCAATCTGGCGAGTGTGTTGTAATACAATCTTTACATTTGGCACAGCGTCATTATAGCTTGCTTTTTTACCCATTGGGTAGTAACCTTCAGATATTCTTTCTTGCTTTTTCATATATTCCCTTTTTGCCATATCGTGTTTCAAATGGTCAACATTACGTAACTCAAAACTCAATTGATATTTCTGTGCGAAACGCTTCAATTGATTTAAAACTTTATACCAAGACTCATCCTCACCGTGAGTTTCTTCTTTTTCGCTATCGGCTACTTCATCGCTAAAGTATATACATAGCTTGTGCAATCCGTCAATAGAGATAGTTACTTTACCGTAATCTTCTCCGTCTTTGATGAAGTTGAATTGGAATACTTCTGCTTCTTCGGGTGTAGGAATTTCCTTACCTGAGGTGTCAAGCATAGTAGGATCGAACCCTTTACTTTGTAAAAGTTCAAATAACGAGCGGTTTAATGATTCTGAATTTTTTGGCATAATGTATTTATCTAACTTTAACCCATAACAGCATAGAAGGGCAACGGCATTATAACTTCATTGTGGTCACGAATTTGGTTCTCTAAATCGTAATGATAGTCACTTAACTGCTGTAACATACGTGTTACTAATAAACTGGCCATAATCAAGTCGTCTGTATCACCTATTTTAGCGGCATAACTGCCACCGTGTGCTACAAATGCTTTTAGTTCACTTATAAGACTACGACTATTTACAGTCATTTTCTTGCTTTCAACCAATGTTTTAAACTTGGCGCAACTTGCTAGTTTACTCTTATTGGTTGTGTTAAACCCTCTACGACCTTTGCCCGCCTCACTGATAAAGATTCCTGGGATGTTTGCTTCACCGTACTCGTTTAATGAAACGATTGCGGCTTCACCGATTCCGTTACATTCAATACTGTAATAGATGTTATTGGGTTCGTTTGTACATTCTGCTATGTATTTGTTTATCTGTGCTAGTAGTTTAATCTGACTGGGTATATCCGTTTTGTTGTGTTTCCATTCACCGACTTGAGTAGTAGTGTTTGCCTCAAATATTTGAATAGCAGAGGGATCTCCTCCTGTACCAAGACTTGGGTCTAGCCCCACACAGTAGATATTACCCTTCACTGGTTTCTTATACCAACGAACTTGTCCCATGCGACTTACGGGTTCTATACCTTCCATGTCAATCAACGTGTTAGGGTTAATTAATGTCTCATCCGCAATGATAAACTCGCAACCAATCTCTCGGCGAAAACGATCATCACCTAGTTGTGCTTTTATTTCATCAGCCCATTTTTGGTCTCTTCCTGGTTGTTCACTCCAATGTGCTCTGTAAGCTCTGAATCCATTAACACCAAGTTCAGTTGTGTTACCAAAATCATCTTCTGTCTTGTTGGCACCTTTCCAAATATAAGCGAATTGATCCTCATCACTGTTTGGTGTGCTTGTGATAATAGCTTTACCACCAGTAGATAGTGTTGGTGTAATAGCTGTCCAGAACTCTTTAGCGATACTTGGTCGAACGAATGCAAACTCGTCCAGATACAATAGTGTAATGGACATACCACGACCTGTATTTTCAGTAGTTGTCGCTGATACAATACGAGATCCATTCTCAAAGTCTAGTGAACCCTTGTTATATGTTGTTACACCTGCTTTAATGTAGTCAGGACAGTTTTCATATGCATAACGAATGCGTTGCATAATCTCCTGAGCACCGGTATATTTATGTGCCGCAACTAAGATAGTACTATCTGGTACAAACATTGCATACCAAAGTAAATATCCTGCCGCTGAAGTTGATTTGCCCGACTGTCGAGGCATCAAACTTATTGAATAACGATAATTGTGATATGTCTCAATCAATCGTTTCTGATAGGCCCACGGGTGATAAACCATACTACCCTTTGTAGGATGCTGTATCATAAAGAAGTTATCCATAAAGTATAGATAACCTGTATCTGGGTCACAGCATTTAATAAAATCCTGTAGTTCTTTATCAGTTTTAAAAACTGTTTTAGTATAAGGATTTTTTACTAGTGATGGTGCGTTACTCATAATTCAATTAAATCCTCAAGTATTTTTATTTGTGTGTTTGTTTTGTTTATACACATCTTTGTTTGCTCTCTCCACTCAGGTAAAGGATCAATTTTGATATTTTCTAATCCAGTGAAGATTTTAAGTTTTTCGCATAATACATCTGCGTCACCATATAAATATTCTTTCCAAGAAATATTTAAAATATTTCCAGTAGATTCTACCGGTAAGTGATGCTTGTGTTTGTATTTGTGTTGTCGTAGATATCTAACATTTTTTTTATTGTTTTCTAAAAAAGTTTTACCTAAAAAACAAAGTTCTAATTCATTGCAATCGTCCAAATCATATGATATATTAATGACTTTATAAAAAATAGAAGAAATTACAGGTAACAGTGGATATTCAGTATGTATAAAATAAGGAGCAGGGGTAGTTATATCATACATAGGTTCAGGTAAGACCTTAGGATTTTTAAAAATATTAAACTCTTTATGTGCGTGATGCCCACTACCATAATCCCCTAATGATATTTTTGGTAAGTTTAATTTGGATGATATTAACCATGCATTTAAGAAATGTCCACCCGAACCATGAACATATCTTATAGCAATGAAATGTTCCTTCATTGTTTGTTGGTCAATCACTAATGGTGTGTTACTCATAGTGAGTATTTATAGCCGTAAAAAAACGGCAGTGCCGTTTTTTTTACTTAATGTCTAATGGTCTAGCTTTAGTGACCATAACACAATAAAACTTCTCTTTTGCGATGTAATCTTCACCTTCTTCGTTCTTACCTTGAATATCAAACTCTAAGTTATTGAACACATCAATATTAAATCCACAACGTATTATTAATGCCGCTAATTGATTTTGACCTAGAATACTATAGTGATTTAGATTCCATTCGTGTCTACGGTCGCAATCGGGAGCAGGAACTTCAATGTAAAGTTTGCCGCCTTGTTTCAATAGACGATTGTATTCCATTAAACTAAAGATAGGATATGGACTATGTTCTAGTGCGTGACGTAAGAAAATGAAGTCAACACTTTCATCAAAGTATCCGTCTTTTTGTGGGATAAAACTCAAATCATATTTTGCAATACTATGACCTTTACTTTCACAAATTTGAATATCACCTGGACTTAATGTAACTCCAGTAACGTTAGTATATTCACGTTCTTTCATTCCATCTAGGAAATATCCTGGGCCACAACCTAAATCTAATATTTTTGCATCTTTGGGTAAGTTGAGTGGGTCAACGTATTTTGTAATCATCTCTTTGGTGAGATTTTCGTGCATTTGACTGTTGCCTTCATCATAGATGTGGGCAGTATATAGCCATTCGTTGTAAAATTTTAACTTGATTAAGTCGAGCGTGTTGTTTATATCAATCATTGAGAATCCTGTAATTTGATATAATTACTTATTCTCAGTGCAGGTGATGAAATTATTTTCTTTTGTAACCCTTAAAAGGTTTAACTGTACTTTGGGTGTTTGTACCATCTAACTCTTTACTTTTTAGATCACCCTTATTTAAGTCGTGATATTCTGATCCTGCCGCTTTATAAGCCATCATTAGCATATCACTTTCTTCTTGTGTATAGGGTGCGGCGATATCATATCTTCCGGCCCAGCTTTCACCATCCATATCTGGTACAAAAGTTCCATCTGTAGAGGCAGCTGCCATCATAATTCTATTCAACTCATACACACGGTCGGCTTTGCTTTCATCACGAAACTTGTGTAAACCTTTAGTGGATATTTGTTTTCTATTTCCTATTTTGCCAACTTTAGCTTCGGATATAAATTCATTTGCTCTCATCTTCTTTTATATCCTTTAAACCCTTTTACTGGGCTTATTTTATGAGTAGTATCTGGTTCACTACCATAACTGTTTACTGCATCATCTATATCTATACCGATTGCGTCATAAGCGTGATGTAACATCTTATGTTCTTGTTCAGTATAAGGGGTAGCCATATTACTACGACCTATCCAAGATTCCTCAGTAGGATCGTGTGTAAAGTTTGTGCCATCACTAGAGGCTACTGCCATCATAGCACGGTGTAAGTCATATACTCTGTCAGCCGTTCCAGCGAACTTATGTGCCTTAGGCATTGTTGACTGTTGGTCGGGGTGCAGTTTGCCTTTTTTACCACCGGCATTAGAACCACCATCACCCTCAACTATAAAATCACTTGCTCTCATCTTCTTTTGTAACCCTTGAAACCTTTTATTGGGCTATCTATACCAGTATCGGATGTTTCTTCGCTTTCTTTACTAGTAACTAATTTCTTACCTTTAAGTCCCATCTCACCTAATGCAAAATCAATATCGTCTGATATTTCTGGATTCATATAACCAGAAACTAGTTGATTTTCTCCCCAAACAGAATCCTTATCCATTCTAGGTATATCACCATTACGTGCAGCCTTTGCGCCAGCTAATGCTACAGAAAATCTATACTGCAAATATGCATTTTGATTTTGTAACTCTGGTATTACCCAAGTAGCAGGCAAAGGTCTAGTAATCCTGTCAGGCAAATTATTCTGTTCTGTTATGAATTCTTTTGCTCTCATCTTAATTTTCTGTTGTTATGATATCGTTATCTTCCGTACCCATGACAGAATTAGCATATCCATTAAGAGCAATATCAACACCCGGGATAGGATCACCGAGGAATGTCACCTGCGATGCGATAAAGTGTAATATATAAGTATTGGCAATCGGATTAGCTAAAATTCTAACATTACCATTATTTACATCCATATTGTATTTGGTTAATGCTGTACCTGCAAATGTCATAGCATAACCTGTAAATTTTACTGCTTCATTGTTATTCGTAAGCTGTGCTGAAAGAGTAATATCTTGACTGTTAGGTGTGCCCGGATCACTTGAACGAATCTGGAACATACCTTGTGTAAATCTATTTGCAGGATACTCATATATAACTTGATTCTGAGTTAAACCACTAGTGTAAATATTACTTGTGTTTACTGTCGTAAAGAATAGATTACTAAAGTTATTGTTAATTTTACCAAATGCTACACGTAACGGATCTCCTAATCCATCATTAGGAGTCGCACCAATATTAATGTACTCTTGTGCGCCGTAAGGGCCATCACTTGAAGTGAATGTCATTAATTGTGGTTCTGCTACTACAGTTGGAACAGACGAATTTACAACTACCGGGGGAATCGGTGGCAAACTGCTTGCTTTGATAATTTTTTGGGCCATTATAATTCCTAGACTATAATGTATTTATCAGAAGCCGAACCAATTCTTCTTTGGGGCTTCAATAACTACAGGGGTTTTACTCCGCTGTATCTCTTGTAATGCTCTAATAGCTTCCATTTTGACTTGATTGTCTGAACTCTTTGTCATCTCAATCAATACACTTATACGTGCCGCTTCACTCATTGTAGCATCTCTACTTATGGATTTCTGTGCTTCTAAATATAACTCAAAATCATTGTTGGTAGCACAACCGGATAACAATACACTCAATAATATAAAATACTTCATAATATGCTATTATTTTACGTTATCAAATATCTTTTTCTGTTCGTTATACCAGTCTTGCCATCCATCTACTTTAGTTGAACATTCATAGTATAGTGAATAGTTCTGTACAATGACTTTCAACATATCTGTAATTGCTACTTTATCGCCCTCAATCTTTTTAAGACTTTCGCATTTCTTCATTAGTTCAGGGGTAGCATTAGGAAACTTTTGTTTAACCGGTACGACTGTTGAGCATCCTGCTAATAATAAAATCAGTAAGAGATATTTCATTTCTTATCTCCCATACTAGCGGCTTTGTTTAATGTATCAATCACATCTTTAGGAACAGGACAGTTTTCAACATACTTAATAACTTCTTCTTTTTTGATTACTTCTTTATCAATGTATTGTATAATATCACGACCTTTTTCACGAACAACTTTAGTCTTTTCTACAATCTTTTCTTGTATTTCTACATTCTTGTTTGCAGATTGTGCTTCAGCTTGTGCCATTTTAGCTTCCATCTCTTTGACTTTAAGTTCCCACTCTTTATAGTCGGCTAACCCTCCCTCAAGATATACACCAAAGACAAGTACAACAATGCTACATATTTGTATAGCAAATTGATATGTTTTGACAAAAGGAATGAATCCTAGGACGAATCCTGCTATTGTGCCCAAAATACCTAATCCAAAGATTATATGTATTGCGGCGTCGGGTAGTATTGATAGTATCCACATAGTACCCTTATTTATCAGGGTAATCTTAGTTTGTCTAATTCTGGATTAACATCTTTTAAGTAAAAACTACGACTATTATCAAATATATCATTCATTTGAAAGTAGCGGCTCAACTGATGCTGATAGTCTACATCGGTCGAGCACTTGTTCTTAATAATTTGCATCTTTTTTACAAAGCTTGAATCTTGGAACACTGCTGTATTCATCCATTCTTCTATTTTGCCCCAACACTCTTGTTTATAGTCTAGCGGTAAATAGGTACAATCTAAATGATTAGGAGCCTGCAAGTTGATAGGAAGTATATTAACAATTGGCTTATTTGCTATCCTATTGAAGTTTTCAAAATAATCAAACAGTTCTACAATTCTATTCAAGTTTGTAATCTGTATGACTGGCGCAGGCTTCAATGTTATGTTATCAAAGTTATCAATTAGATATCTGAGGTTCTTATCTATCTGCGCCCAATTACTTGGATAGCGTATATACTCTTGCAACGATCCAACACCATCGATACTAGCATAGAATGTTACATTCTCAAACTCACTTATAAGTGAGTAGAACTTTTGATTAAGATTAGTCATATTTGAATTAATAACTAGTCTCATTTCTTTACTGCGACCACTTGATACTAATCTGTCTAAGATATCATAGTTCTTTTTAATGATGGTTGGTTCACCACCTGTTATGTACAATTGTGATAAATTTTCTAACTGTGAAGTAATGTTATACTCAAATGTTTCTGTTTCATACCAATCATTAATATTTGGCATATCAACTACAGTATAAAAATTGTTTATATCTGTGTCTTTCAGTTCAATTAATTCTTTTGTCAGTTGGCTAGAGTAAGTTGAGTTACAACTTTTACAAGCTAGATTACATAGATTACCAAAACGCAAATCCATATCCAATACTCTAGTATCTATAGTCGTTCCTTGACTTATCTTTTCTTTTGTAATAGTATTATTAATCCATCTGTCATTATACATCTGGCGCCTAGTAGATTCATCGCCCAATGATTCAGTCTCGTAGCATCGTCTACAGCCTTCTACATATTTACCTTCTAACATATCCTGTCGTATCTGTATGAAGTCAGGTGAGTTTACAATATCTTCTATCTTATCATAACCTAAATTTAATTTTGCACCATTCTCTTTTGTGATATATTGTGTAGATACACAGCAAGGCTTAATACTCCCGTCAGGGTCTACGCTTATATTAATCCATGGCATAACACAAAAGGTTTTATTCACGGGGCGACTTTCGTTGTTCCCAAATTAATTGCACAATGACAATCATAAAACGGACAAGCTATTGGTTCGGGTGCAAAATTAAAAACATCTGTATCTAAATCTGCTATCATGGTTCCTGCACCACATATACCTCGATAGACTTTGCCGTACTCAATCCTAGCATTGTCTACACCAATGTTACATTTCCAGTCTTTAAATAAATTTTTCTTACTTTTCATTAACTCCTGTGATGATGGTATTTCTTCAATTGTTCCGTCGTCATATGTTAATTTTAACTGTGAATTCAATTGCATATCAATAGGTAATGTAGTTTTAGCTTTTGATTCATATCTGTTACCATAAAACACTGATTGTTTTTTTAACTTGGTTAATTGTTCTTTTGTGTACAATTTGTAAATATCATATGCAACAATATTCATTGCTTTACTATAGATTACGGTACCGGTGTTTTCAACTAGATAATCTACTGCACCAAACACCTCATCCACCGATGTAATAGAATGTGTTACTAAACATACAGTCTTAATTGGCTCATCATGGAACAAATTTAATACATTTGCTATATGCTCTTTATTTGCTTTTTGTTCAGTGTGAAATGTCACATATAAATGATCCAATGATTTTGATTCTTTAAATTCTTCCCACCATCTTAATGTTCTTGTGCCGTTAGTTACCATACCAGTATATACACCCTTAGATTTCATATACTGAAAGAGTTCAATTAATTTAGGATACAATGTCGGTTCACCTCCCGTAAATTGAATCCATAATGGCATATCACCTGCTGCCGCAACTAATTTATCAACATACATTTTATAAGTTTCTAAATCTTTCCACCGACTACTGCCGTCTTTGTGTTCTTCTCCGCAAAAACTACAATCATAGTTACATACATTATGTAACTTCCATTCAATGTACTTAAATCTAGGGGTGATTAACTTCTCTAATTTAATTGGTTTCATTTTCTAAATACCTAGTAGAGGTTAAATCTAATCTACAATCACAAGAGGTTCTATCACAAGTGATATAATCATCATAGAATTTTAAATTTGGATCTGTTATTTCAGTTTTATCTCCCACCCCACATATTCCTCGTTGTACCATATTATTTTCAACTCGCATAATATATTTGCTATTGGCACATTTCCAGTTTTTAAATTCAGTTTTATATGATTTCATAAACATTTGTGCTCTCATTTGTTCTGTTGTATTATCATTAAAGGTAACATTTAAAAATAGATGAAAGAATCTATGATTTTCAGGGACAGTAGTTTCTCTTTTAGATGACCGTAGTTTACCTTCTACCATACTTGCTTGTTTTAACTTATCAAGTTGTTCAGGTGTGTAAGTTGCATATATGTCATAATCTTTGATAGACATATGACCAACCGAAGTCATTGCTCCGGTATGTTCAGTAATTTGTTCTGCACCAAACAGTGCTTTTTCTAACAACCCTCTGCTGTGCGTTATAACACATAAAGTTTCAGTTGGTTCATCGTGGAATACGTTTAATACATCAATAATATGTTGATAGTTATCAGTCTGTTCAGGATGATAACTTATAAACAACATATCAATTAGTTTAGCGTCTCTAGCCTCTTTCCACCAACGCAAAGTTCTTGATCCATTAGAGATTAAACTAATGTAAACACCTTTTGATTTTATATATTGCATCAAATCAAGTAATTCAGGGAACACTGTGGGCTCCCCACCAGTAATTTGTATCCACAATGCAGACTCTCCGCACGATTTATATAGATTATCAAATTGCTGTTTATATGTTTCTAAGTCTGTCCATCGGTTAGATCCGTCTTTGTTCTCTTCCCCACAATAGGAACAGTTGTGATTACATACATTATGTAATTTCCATTCAATAAGTTTATATTCAGGTGGTACAGCTTTTTCTAATCGTATGGGTATTTTAATCATTGGGTATATAAACTTTCGGGTAATATTTTAGTTGCTATCATATCGGTTCCGCAAACACATTGATCCTGTGTACATTTGACGTAATCGTCTGTAAATTTTAACTCAGCATCATCTAAATGACTTTCTCCGCCTACTTCACATACACCTCGATATATAATGTCATAGTCTACTCTCATATTCTGACTACCGATATCACAATCCCAATTTAAAAATTTATTTATATTGTTTTTCATTAACATTTGCGGATCAATATTAATTGAAACATCATTTCTGTTATAGTTGATTTTTAATGTGTGATTTATTTTATATTTTTCTGGGATAGTCAATGGTGTTTTTGTATTACGTAATTTACCGTGGACCCAATTGTTCTTTTTCAGTTTTGCAAGTTGTTCAGAAGAATATAATTTATAAATATCAAAATCTCCAAACACCATTGACTTAAGTGTAACCAATGCACCTGTATTTTCTACTATGTAATCAGTAGCTTCAAATGCTTTATCTAAAGTGTTAATTGCGTGTGTAGCTAAACATATTACTTCAACTGGATCATTGTGAAACAAATTGATAATTTCAGTAATATGTTGGTAGTCATTAGTCTGTTCGCTATGGTATGTTAAAAACAAATAATCAAGTAATTTTGCTTCTTGTAATTCTTTCCACCACCTCATAGTACGACTTCCATTTGATATCATACTTAATTTTGCCCCTTTAGATTTCATATACTCTAACAAGGGTAATAAGTCAGGGAATAATGTGGGTTCACCTCCGGTAATCTGTATCCAAAAAGGACTATCACCACAAGCATCTACTAACTTATCTGTGTATTCTTTGTATTTTTCTAAACTGAGCCAGCGTTGACTACCATCTTTATGTCTACTTCCGCAAAAGCTACAATTGTGATTGCACACATTATGTATCTTCCACTCTATAAATTTTTGGTCAGTTTTAATTGCTTTTTCTACTTTGATGGGGAATATCTTCATTAGCTATTTATAGAAATCTGATACCACATTTGCAATATATTCTACTTCACCATCAGTTAATTCCGGATACATTGGAAGACTTAATACACCACGACTTAGCATTACACTAGTAGACAATAAATCCGGCTTCGTTAAATTTTTTCCTATAGGCAAATCACCCAACACATACTCATAATGAACTTTGCTATCTATTCCGTGTTCTTTTAAATGTGCATTTAATGAATCACGATCATCCAGATATACTACAAATTTCTGATGTGCGTGTGGATCAGTTGTATTTGATAAACAATGTAAAGGTAGTTCTCTAAATTTATCACACCAATACTTTGCTATCTCACCTCTACGTACTTGCCATTCATCTATATACTTTGCTCTAACAAGAATCTGAGCACAATCTTGCTCACTCATTTTACTGTTAGTTCCTACATCGTGAAATGCAGGTTTATTATTGTCTCTGTATGTCGCGGCGAACAGATATAAATGTTCATCGTTTGTGACGATTGCACCACCGTTACCTGAGCTTGGTAAGTTCTTTGTGGGATCAAAGCTGATAGACATTCCACTACCAACATCACCATCACATACTAACCAATGTTGCGCTCCGTCTACAATGACAGCATTTGCACTAGCATATCCTGCAATAGGCCAAGGCTTGCGACCACCATAGCCCATAACACAGGTATATCCTTTCAAACTATTCTCTACATCAATAACACCATTCTTATCTGTGTCAACTAAGTCTACATCCCATCCTGCAGTGAATAGTGAGTTCAATGTGGCTGGATAAGTTAAATTAGGAATACGAATCTTAGGAGTATTTTTAAATGTGTCTAGGTGTTTCTTTTTCTTATAACGTGCAATAATCTCTAATGCTTGTGTGCCACTATGTACTGTTACCGCATATTTAGTTTTAGTACGATGTTTCAGCCATTCTTCAAACGAGCGTGTATAATGCCCACCTACAAGTTGCCCATCTTTAAGGGCACGGTGAGTTGCATCAAGCAACTCTTCACCGATGTTCTTATACTGTCTTGCTAGACCAAAATGGGGAATTACTAAGCCACTCATAATATCTTTCAAAGCCTTCTTCTACATCTACTTTAGGAT